GATGTGCTGCCTGTCTCACCAGTAAACGCTGTACCCAAAGCTGCTGAGATGATCTCATCATCCATCGCACGACCCAATGCAAAAGCGGCTGCTTGAGCATAGGCAGAGGTTGGATCAATGAGCATGCGAACTTTGTCTTGCTCATCAATAAGATCAGCATACTCGTAGTCCACAAGTGTCACCCTACGTCTTGCGTGAGGTGTATCAATCTGGGGAGTGTCAGCATGGCGCGTTGTACGCTTTTGTGCTGTCGCTTTACCCACTTGGTCAAAGAAGGCATTTTTGCCAGTCATGCTTTCTACACGCACAGCATCACGCAAAAGGGAACCTTTTTGCTGTGATAACATCTGCACGTTTGCAGAATATTGCTGGACAAATGCCGTGGTTACTTCAATAGACATCTCTGTCTCCTTTTACCTAATGACATTTGATTGCAGACTGCTACCCGACAGCGCGGACACTCCTAGAATTTTTGGCCTTCTTGTGGCCTTCGTCTTTCCGATTGTCAGCAGGACGATGACCATCGCTACCCTGCATCACCCACTCGTAGTAAACATCTGCGAGTAGATGAGGCTGTATCATATCACGACTTGTACCATTTTCAACAGCTAGTCGCAAACATTCCAGCCTAATCTCTTTTGTTGTCAAACCGTCAACCATGTACAATTTCCATCAACTCTTGCACTCGTTGAACAGCGCGATCACGCGCAACTGGATCTCTCCGGTTAGTATAATCAGGCCCACGCATGATAGAATCTATCTCTGCTTGTGCAGTTTGTTTTGTAACTTGGTTCACTTGTGGACTTTCTGAAACTGTATCTTCACTTGTCACAGACTGCCTAAAGTCAGCAATTTTTGCAAATGTTTTAATAAACTCTGGATGATCTCCTAAGTTTGTTCCGTCTTGAAGAACAATCTTTGTAATAGCATCAATATCAGAAAACTCATCTGCAATGGATTTTGCTTGCTCAACCTTTTTGTCAAAGCTGGTTCCCCACTCAGCTTTCAAAGCGTTTATTGAATCAATCTGATTTTGATTACGCTTTTCAACATCTCTGTTGATACTGTCTTCAGCCGAATCTTTGTAATACTCCATCAGCTTTGAAGTCTGCGTTTTGCTCAGACCAAGACCGTGCGCTATCTCACTAAATGAACTAGCAACTTCTTCAGTAATTATGTTGCCATCTATAGCTATCTCGTAGCCAGAAGCATTTTCTGGTCTGCCCAATCTGTCATAAATCTTTGCCATATCCTCTTCTGTTGGATTTGCTGGCAGCGGCAGCTTATCAGCGCCTATCAGCTTCTGACTGTTGACATATGACCGGGCTAGGTTCGGCACATCTTTGATAGGTGAAAGACTTGGATGCTCTCGCAAGTCCTCTGGTATCATGTTCAAAAACTCGTTACCAGACCCGCCTGACGCTACCTCTGCTGGCGTTTCAATCGCTGGCGCAGGGGCTGCCTCTGGCTGGGCTACCTGTTCGGCGTTTTCTAATGACATTATGACTCCTCTCTCATCATGTTGTAGATATGAAGAATTACGGCTCTCTTGCCTTCTTCAAATGCTGTTGCATTGGCATCGCCAGCAACATAGCTAAGTGCCTTATAGTTACACCTAGCTTCCAGATCAGTTAAGACTTTGGCTCCACTGTCTGTATTAAATGTTTGTTTATAAAGGTCTTTTATCTTTTCTATTTCTGGGTTCACTTGCTTACCATTCTACTTGCTTGGGCGATCTGTGCTAAGTTTTGTACATCTTGAGCGTCTTCCATCATCTCAGCTTGTTTTGCTTCTGCCGCTGCCCTAGCTTGTCTTGTTTCTTGTATTTCTGCTGTAGATCGCAGCGTTGTCTTAGGAACGCCAAGAGATTCAGTAATGTGCCTGACCAATCCGTCTGGATCTATGTGATCCCCAACAGGCAATGCTTGCGCTAGTGGCATCAATATTTCTAATGCTTTCATCGTGCTATTGAGGCTGCTTGATTTTTGTGCGCGTGCCAGTGGTGAAACATATTCTATGTCAACATCACGCCCCTGTAATATTTCTGGTGCTTGTTGCAACATATCAGCCCTCAACATAAGTGCAAACACGCGGTCAATCAAAGGCCTCAACATTTCATTCTTGAGGCGATCCAAAGCTGGGCCGATAACGCGCAGTTGTTCTTCTCTTCTCTGCAAAATCTCAGTGGCGGTCATGTTTGGCCCACCACCTGTTAGAAGCTGATCCACAAAGAAGGCTGATCTTATAGCAGCCCTACGCTGTTCTTCCATATTCAAACCAATAGGAATGTTCGCGCCTGTGTTCAGTGGTGTAATAGTGTCTCTGGTTCCACTTCTAAAAAAGTTCAATCCCCCCGGCTGCGTTCTAATAGGCAAGAGGAACCCATCATCAGGAACAAGCAAGGGAGGATCTATTTGTTTCTGAGCAGCTTGAATGATTGTTTTAGACATCAAGTTCAGCATCTTGACATCAGGCAACGCAACCATTGCAGGGGAACGCCCCATTATCTCACCAGTTGCCTTCAAAAATCGTGGGACAATGTACGGGAACTCTTGAAAACCACTCTCAGACAACATCGTCTTTGATTCCATATCAATGTATATAGAAGCAAACGGCATATTTTTATTGTCAATTTTTGTCTGATCTCTTTCTTCTCTTGGCATGACCACATGCAATATTTCTAGTTCGTCATCAGGTTTGTCCTGAAACTTTTTCATAATGTACTGGGTGACATTCTCCTGACCAAACCTTTGCACAACCTGTCGCGCTGGGCTTTTGTAAGATCGAAATACAGTATCAACTACGCCAAACTGATTTTCCTGCACATAGAACTCAGAAATATGTCTGGTGCTAAAACGTAATACGCCATCTTCCATCTCAACAAACATGCAGCCTGTGCCAAACACAACAAGGTCTACATACATTTCATGAACTTCAGTGCCAAAGTTTGATTGGTCAAATCCTCGCAACATACGCATACTGGTGTCTTGCAACCATTCCCGTACATCGTCATCTCGCCCTATGTCTTCTTCCTTCATGTCCAACTGGAACCACGGTGCAGCCCCACTTGTAAGCAACCCATGAAGACTTGATGATAAAAGATCCACAGCCTGTAGCGCAGTGCCATCAAAGATAAGCTCCATGCGCTTATCGCCCTTAGAGCGACTTTTGACAACATCAGCCTTTCGAGGCAGCATGTAGTCAGCTAATTCTTGATAGTGACTGTTCCAGTTGTCGCGCTGGGTCTTAATGTGATCGTATCTTCCAACAAGATATTTTATAAAGTTTTGATCCATAACTTACCCCAGCAGAGTTGGTGTGCCGCCTGATGACATTTGTTGTTGATCTTCGCTCAATGCGCCAGCAACAATAGTAGATCCAGCACCTTTTTTCCTTCTGACCTTTTTCATAGCTTCATCAGCTAAAGCCGCTGCGCGTTCTGTATCTTCCTCCGCAGCTTGTGCTGGCGGTGGTGGTGGTGGGGGTGCTGGTGGAACATAAACCTTTGGCTTCAGAAAGGACATCACGCACCCCCTGTTGGAGATTTAGCAATCGGCTTGGCGTATGCTACTCCAAATTCCTCTTCTAACGTACCAGCAGCCCCAGCGCGTTTTGTTTTAGTTCTTCTTCTGCCCCTACCCATAATGGTTTCATTATCAGGCACAACCTCTGGCGTTACCTCTGGTGTTACCTCTGGCGTTATCTCCGGCTCTTCTCCGTAGAGCATAGCGCGGCGTTCTTCATCAGTCGTACCCATGAGTGTGTCGAAACCCTCTTTGCCAAACTTTTTCACTGGCTTTTCAATAAAAGGCTCAACGATTTTTTTATCAACAAAATCCTTGAACTTATCCAAAGGTCTGAAAGGATTGAAACCACCGCCCATATCTAACTCCACTTATGAAAACCAAGTTTAGATGTTTGTGTTCTAAACCAGAAAAACTTATTAAAGCCTTTTCTTGATAACACACTTTTTACGCTTCTGAAACCTAATGTCGTATTGCGTCTACCGCCAACAGATATAAAATCAATAATCCAAGGGTCTTTGCCGCCCCCATAAAAGCCTTCTGCCGGAAACCTATAATCCAATAAATACTCTTTTATGTGTGTTTTGTTTGGAAACCCCCATGTTGCAAAGCCAATCGGCACATGTCCATCTCTAATAACTATGTATTGTTTCAGACTAAATGGAGTCTTTATAAGATCAGTAAAATAATCTATGCCCCACCAGTTATGGTAATCGCTTGATCTTATTAGATAAACTATGTCCTCTATATCTTGTGTTGTCATATCTTGAAGGGATTATATTCATTGACTGCAACTTTTTGCGGTGGACGAACAACTGCTTGTCTATTCTCCAACCCAACAGCCAGATACCTAAACGCATCCGCAGCATGAGACGTAAAGTCATGCCTTGGATGATCTCTAAACATTTTTCTACGCTCATCCCACTCCTGCCTGTACTGTTTCAGCATTTCTACGCCTTCAGCGCATTTATCACGATCAAAGTGGCATTTAGGTATCAATAGTCTGGCAGCGTTGATACCATCAGCAACTTTCATTTTCGGGATGACTTTGAACCTGATGCCGAGGCTGAACGCCGTTTCGAGGCGGCTTTTGCCCGACCCGATTTCCC